AGAATTGCAAAAGTGAAGTTAAATTGTTCCGATGTGGATTTCACTGAATACAATACGGCAGATTTTAATGGTATTGAGACAATCAGAAATATAAGGAAAACTCTTCCATACAATCCTATGCAGGGTGATGTAAAATTGCTACTGATTGACGAATGCCACATGTTGACAAGCCAAGCACAGGAGGCAATGCTGAAAATGCTGGAGGACACTCCTGAGGGCGTTTATTTTATTTTGTGTACTACTAACCCAGAGAAGTTGAAGAAAACGATTAGGACACGTTGTACCGAGTTTTCTGTGCGTGCTCTGCCACAAAAAGCTATCAAGAGATTGGTGCAGAAAATATCCAGAAAAGAAAGCGTGAAGATCCCAGAAGAAGTTGCGGATCAGATTGCTCTTGATAGCACAGGTTCTTCCAGAATGGCATTAAGTATTCTGGAAAAGATAATTGATTTGGAACCAGAAGATATGTTGGAAAGTGCAAAGCGTACGGCAGAGTCAGTCAATGCTGTAATTGAATTATGCCGAGCTTTGATAGGTCAGAAGTCTTGGAAGATTGTCTCTGCAATCATAAAAGGACTTGATGCGGAACCAGAAACAATCAGATATGGTGTATTGAATTATGCCAACTCTGTTCTATTGAGTTCTGGTAAAGAGGCTGCCGCAGATGTTATGGCAAACTTCCGCAATAATTTCTATGACTCAAAAAAAGCTGGTGTAACCCTTGCATGTTGGGATTGTTGCAGTTAATTAATCTTTAATAAATTAAGAGTATGGGAGTTATATAAACTATGAACAGTTTAAAACAAGATTTGGTAATTGATGAATTTAATTTGGTAGAAGAATGGTTAAACCAAGCCGAGTTATTTAATTCATACGCTGAAGAAAAAACGGAAGCAGATAAAAAACTTGGCAAAGCTAAGGAAGAGTTAGAAGTAATATCCGCTGAGTTGAAACAAGACATAGCCCGCACTCCAAAAGATTATGGCATTATAGTTAAGCCGACGGTTCAATTAATTGATGCAGTAGTTATTCAGGACAAAGATTATGTAAGGCAAAGGGGTTTGATTATTGACCTAATCTATGAAAGGGATATGTGTTCCAATGCAGTCAAGGCGATTGATATTAAAAAATCAGCACTTGAAAACATTGTAAAACTTCATGGCCAGAATTATTTTGCCACTCCTTCAGAAAAAGGAATAAAAGGCGAAGTAATCGGTGATATGAAAGAAGGTGCAACCAAGGGTTCTGTCAGTCGTAGAATGAGAAGGAATAAGAAATAATATTATGATAGTAATTAAAATACTTTTAGGAATATTATTTTTCCTACTTGCGTTTTATGTGCTGATTAGATTTGGCAGCCACGCAATTTTTAAATCATGGCGAGAAAACTTTCCGCCGATTATTAACAAAAAAGAAAGAGAGAATAAAAATGGCTCGTAGAGAAAGAGGATCAATGGGTGCAAAAGCCCATAAAAAAGCAGATAAAGAGAAAAATAATGTTTCTGGTTATTTGGTTTTACCAGACGACATGAAATCTTTTAAGCTGAAGAAGGGCTCAAATGAAATTGATATTCTGCCCTATGAAGTGTCGGTAGATACCCACCCAGAACAGGATAAAGGTGAGTTGTTTTATCAGAGGACTATTTTTGTCCATTACAATGTAGGTCCTGAAGAACAGTCACTCCTTTGTCCAAAAACACTTGGGAAAAATATGCCCTGCCCTATCTGCAAAGATGTTGCCAAGATGTATAAAGATCCAGATGTGGATGATGATACTATTTCCGATATCAAAGCAAAGAAGCGGGAGCTTTTTAATGTCAATGATGCCACAGAAGAAGGGGAAGATCCTCAGCTTTTGGAAATCAGTTATTACAATTTTGGCAAGTTGCTTGATGAAGAGATCCGAGAGGGAGGTCCTGATATCGGAGATTTTGCAGAGCTTGAAGGTGGTAAGACTATCAAAGTTCGTATGGGCTCTGATACTGCAGGAAGCTATGCTTTCATTAAAGCTACCCGAATTGATTTTGAGGATCGGGATGATTATGACGAAGATATTTTGGACAAGGTCGCCGATCTTGATGCAATGCTGGTTGTGAAATCTTTTGAGGAGATTGAAGCAATATACAACGGTGAAGCTCCAGAGTCTACCAACTCTTCTGAAGAACAGAAAGAAGAGAAGAAGGAAGAAAAGTCTACTCGCCGCAGTCGTAAACCTAAAGAAGAGAAAGAAGAGAAGAAGAAAGAAAAGTCTACACGCTCTTCCCGTAGCTCTAAGAAGACGGAGGAGAAGTCCGAGCAGAAAGAAGAGAAAGAAGAGAAGCCCGCAAAGCCTGATCGTACAGAGCGTAAAAAGCGTGCTGAAGAAGCAAAGAAGAAAGCAGAAGGTAAGGAAGATAACCCTTGCCCATGTGGTTATAAGTTTGGCAAAGATTGTGACGAATATCCAGATGATTGTGATGCCTGCGACAAGTGGGAAGATTGCATGGATGAAAAAGAAAAGTCCGATTAATAGTTGTCAGTCATAAATAATATAACTGGGCATGAAATACTGCCCAGTTTTTAGGACTCAAATTATGAGAAAGAAAAAAAATATAATCGAAGAAGTAAAAGAATCGGCAAGGACTGAAGAGAAAAAGCCCTCGGAATTTATGTTGGTTAAAACTGGTAGTACAATAATGGATCTTGCCTGTTCTGATTCATTAGAAGGCGGGTTCCAGACTGGTACAATAGTGCATATTGTTGGAGATTCATCCAGCGGTAAAACATTTTCCGGTATGACTTGCTTTGCTGAGGTGGGTAACGATCCCAGATTTGATGATTATAAATTAATTAATGATGATGCAGAGCATAGGAATAATTTTAATATTGAAAAACTTTTTGGCAAAAAGATAGCGGACAGAATTGAACCGCCATTTGGCTATGATGATGATGGATCTCCGATAAATAGTGAAATGATAGAGGACTTCCAAGATTCAGTTTACGGTTTATTGGAAGATGGTGTGCCTTTTATATATATTCTTGATTCTATGGATTCACTTGATGCAGTGGATGATGTTACCAAGTTTGAAGCAACAATGGCAGCCAGACAAAAAATAAGAGATACAGGGGAGGCAAAAAAAGTCCCAGGAACATACGGTATGGCAAAAGCCAAAAGCAATTCTGAAGTCCTAAGAAGAATTAAAGGTAAAGTAAGAAAGACCAGAAGTTTAATAATAGTGATTTCACAAACCAGAAGTAATATCGGTTTGGGCTTTGCTGAAAAAACTGTATCGGGTGGAAAGGCTTTAAAGTTTTACGCAACCCACCAAATTTGGATGGCAGTAAAAGCAATTTTAAAAAAATCAGATTTGCCAATCGGGGTTAAGTCACAATTAAAAATAAAGAAAAATTCACTTACCGGAAAACATCGCCAAATTGAGTTTGATATTTTTTATGATTATGGTATTGATGATATTGGATCAATGATTGATTTTTTAATTTCTCTGAAGATTTGGAAGAAAGTCAAAGCGTCCTATATTATTCCTGAATTTGATATAACGTGCACCCGTGCGAAGTTTATTGATTTAATTGAGAGCGAGGAAGCAAATCTTACAAAACTAAAAAACCTCACAAAAAGAAACTGGCAGATCCGTGAAAGAAGTTTAAGGCTCGGAAGAAAAAAGAGGTTTAATTAAAAAATGTCAAAGGCAGTAATAGTTGATTCTAATTTTGTGGGGTACAGATCAAAGTACGCTATGGGTGGAACTGTCAGTGATGATCTGGCTATTGGCATTATCTTTGGTTTCTTTACGGAGATAATGTCACTTGCCAAAAAGTTTTCTACCAATAATTTTGTATTTTGCTGGGATAGTAGGCAGTCATTGCGGAAGCGTTTGGAAAAAACATATAAGAAAACACGCCATACAAATATGACCGCTGAAGAGAAGAAAGAATTATTGGTATCTTGGCAAGCTTTTACACGATTAAGAAATGAGATACTTCCGATAGTTGGTTTTAGAAATGTATTTATGGAATCAGGCTTTGAAGGGGATGATTTAATAGCCTCTCTCTGTAGATCAATAGAAGGGGATAAAATAATAGTTGGCTCAGATGAAGATTTATTCCAATTATTAGGTTACTGTGATATGTGGATTCCTGGAAAAGATAAAACCATGACTAAGGATCTTTTATTATCAGAGAGAAGATTCACACCCCCGCAATGGGCAAAGATGAAAGCCATAGCTGGTTGCGGCTCTGATGAAGTAAAAGGCATAGCTGGTGTTGGTGAGAAGTCGGTGGCAGATTTTTTTACTGGGGATTATAATCCAAAACATAAAAGATTTGCCAATATTTTGCTGAATAGAAAAAAGTATCTTGAAAGAAATTTGCCATTAGTAAGATTACCCTTTAAAAATACACCAACTTTCCAGTTATTAAACAATGACTATGATTTTAATATCTTTGAGGATATGTGCAATGAATTTGGATTTACTTCTTTTATGGAAGGCAAGAAAAGAGAATTTTGGAAGAAGTTCTTTTCCAATGATCTGTCTGGGTTCGGTGGCTACTCTTCAGCAATAGAAGCTTTTAAGGCAAGACAGGCGGCAAAGAAAATGAGAGGGAGAAAGAATGTCAGGAAAAGGTAAAGGAAATAATTTTGAACGTGTTATTTGCAAAGCAATATCAATGTGGTTTACTAATCAGGAACGCGATGATGTATTCTGGAGAACCGACTGTTCCGGAGGTAGAGCAAAGGTAAGATTTAAGGTAGGCAAATCCACCTTTGGGCAGTATGGTGATATTCAAGCTTCTGATCCTATAGGGCAGCCTCTAATCAATTGTGTTACCATTGAAGTAAAATGTGGTTATGGGGATTGGAGCTTTGCAAATCTACTTGATAAAAAGACAATCAAGTCCCACCCATTCCCTAAGTTCTTAGAACAAGTCAAAACAGACCAAGCAAATGCAAAAACACCTTGGTACTTTCTGATAACAAAAAAAGACAGGTGCAAACCGTTAATCACAATATCAAAGGTCCTGTTTAATGCTCTATATATGAGTTTTGGAAGCCCTTCAGCATTTGAAGTTAATTTTATGAGGTTAAATTATAATACTGAGATACTGATTATAATGGCACTTGATGATTTCTTCCACTGGGCAGATCCTGGTTTTTTTATTAACCATGATTCAAAGTTATAAAAATGCAAATATTAAAAACACTGACACTAAAAAACTTCCAATGTTGGAAAAGAGCCAGACTTAATTTTCATCCTGGGGTGAATGTAATAGTTGGTTCATCTGGAAGGGGGAAAACTTCCATAGTAAGATCCATTGCGTGGGTAATAAAGAATCAAGGGAAAACGGCATCATTCTTTCCTAGATTCGGAGGAGATCCAAAAATATCTCTTAATGGTGTTAAGAGATTCAAAAGCAAGAGCAAGAACGAATACTATATTCCAGATGTGGAAGATCCTCTAACTGCCTTTGGTGTAAACCCACCTTCAGAAGTAACCGCTTTCTTTGGCATGTCAGATATAAATTGGGCAATGCAACATGATAAACATTTTCTGGTATCTGCTACATCTGGAGAAGTTGCGCGGCTTTTAAATGCTTCAATTGACCTTGATGTTATAGACATTTCACAGAAGAAAGTTAATTCCACAAGATTGAAGTGCCTAGGTGATGTGAAATTACTCAAAGGGCAGATACAGGAGACCTCGGAAGAGTTAGACCAGTATAAAGACACTCAAAACAGAAAGAAACGCTTAGAACGCTTAAATAGGGGTGTTTCTGATATTGCAGAATTGACCAATACTTCAGATAGATTGGAACATTTTATCCACCAATATAATAATCTTGAATCTGATATAAAGGAACTGCCAGATACAGATGGTGCAGATGAAAAAATAAAAGAGTTATTTGCCGAGATGGATCTAATAAATTCACTGGAAAGAGACCAGTGGGCTATCTCTGATTCATTGAACACACTGGCAGACATTGAAAAAGTATTGAAAAAATGTGAGGTTGCGGAAGAAGCAGAATCGGAACTTTATGTAGCTTTAAATATTCGTGATGATATAAAATTCCTTGATGAAGATATACAAAGTTATACCAGTATGATTTCTAATTTCAATGCAATTGATAGCAAGATTGAAGATTTGGAAAGAAACATTAAAGAAGAAACCGCAAAGCTACCAGAATTGTGCCCAACATGTGGAGGACCATTGAATGAGTAAAATAATAATTACATCTGATATTCATGTACAACAAAATAATCCAGTGGCAAGGACTGATAATTATTTAGAAGCCCTGGGAAAGAAGCTGGGGTGGCTTGATGATTTGCATTTTAAATTAAAGGCACCAATTGTAGACGCAGGGGATCTTCTTAATTCTTGGAAGTTAGATCCTGAGATGGAACAGTGGTGTGTAGATCATCTGCCAGAGGTGCATACTGTCATTGGTAACCATGATATGAAAAATCATAATATCAACTTATGGAAAAAAGGCTCCTTATCACTGCTACATAAAGTTGGACAGATAAGGGTAATAAATAATTATTTGGATGATATAGCTGTTGGTGTTAGAGTACACGCATGGCATTATGGGCAAGAAATACCGGATTTCATTATCTCACCCGATAAAACGAATGTTCTGGTAATCCACACTATGGTTTGTCAGAAGAAGCAGAACCATAATCACTTCACCTATGAACAGGGGCGGACTTTACTCAGAAATAACCCATATATGGATTTAATAATTTCTGGGCACAACCATGAAAGTTTCCAGTGCGAATTAAACGGAAGATTGCTTTTGAACCCAGGTTCCTTAATGCGCAGGGATGCTACACAGAAGAATTATCAACCAAGAGTATTTGTCTGGAACTCTGCTTCAAATGAAATTGAGGCAATAGATGTTCCATGCGAACCTAATGTTATTTCAGATGCCCACCTAGTGACAGAGAAGGAAAGGAATGAAAAGCTGGAAGCATTTGTGGAAAGCCTTGCATTAATAAAAGGAAAAGGCTTGAATTATAAAAACAATTTGGAGTTATATATAGAGGCAAATGCCTTTAGTAAAGAGTTCGTGAATTTGATTTGGCAATTCGTAGATTAAAAGGAGAATAAAATGGAAGCACGGCAGTTGGAAAGATTAAGAGATAAGTTGGCAGATATGAAAGCTGAGAAATCAGAACTTATTGGTCAAAAGAAAAGTGTTATGGCAAATTTGAAACAATTTAGATGTGACACTGTAAAAGCGGCAGAGAAGAAATTGGAATCCATTAAGAGTGAAAAGAGCAAAAAGGAAGAATCTTTTGCAACTTCAATGGGTAAATTAAAAGAATCATTTGACTGGGACTAAGTATGACTGATTTATTAAAACAGTTTGATGCCTATAAAGCTTATGTGGTGAAGAGAGAGGTAAGGCAGGAAGTTCTTACAGAGCAATTAAAAACCAAGACTGCTTTGGTTCTTGAAAAAGAAATCTATCTGGAAGAACTTGTGAAAGTTTCTGAGGTATTGAAACATGTGGCATCCGAGACACAGGAGCACCTGAAACTCCACATAGATAATATTGTTTCCCTTGCTCTTGATTCAGTGTTCCCAGATGAATTCACTTTTGCTTTGAACTTTGTGGATAAGAGAGGTACAATTGAAGCAGATATTTGCCTACTCAAAGATGGTAGAGAAAGTGACCCAATGGATTCTGAGGGTGGGGGTGTAATTGATATACTTTCTTTCTCTCTGAGAATTGCCATTTGGTCTCTGAAGAAAACTAGCCCTGTGATTATTCTGGATGAACCCTTCAGATTTCTTTCCAAGGATCTGCAACATAAAGCCAGCTTGATGTTGAAAGAGCTTTCAAGCAAATTGGGAATCCAGTTTATTATTGTATCTCACGAAGAGGCGATAATTGAATCGGCGGATAAATATTTCATAGTGACACAGAATCCAAAAACTGGAATCAGTAAAGTGGAAAGCGAGTAAAATGATAACTGAATTAAAATACGGAAAATTAGAATTTCAGGATATAAATGTTGCATTGGTCAAACATGCATTATTTACGGGTAGCCAAAGATTTTTTAAAACAGGCAATGATCTTGATTATGTGATTACTTGGGAGGATCTTAAAAACAAACTGCCAGAATTATTCAGAGAGTACAGAAGAAACCAAAATAAAGGGTGTTACCCATCAATCTGTGCTTTAGGGTTTAGAAATTATCCAGACAGTTTTGACCTCATAAAAATTAATGTTGATGGTGGTAAAATTGATCTAATAATCGTACACAATGATTTGGAATTCAATCTCTGGAAATTTGCCACCAACTGTGTTGTTAGGCTTTGCGCTTCACCTGCAAAAAGGATGATTCAGAAAAAGAAAAAATACCGTGTGGAATTATTTGAATTTTTTAAGAAAATGTATAGAGACGAGCACAGTGAAGAATATGATAAAATGGGAGTGAGGTTTAAATTATGAATATGCAACAACCAAGAGTAAATTTATTTACATGTCGCAAGTGTAAAAAAAGTACCGTAACAGTGGATGTAAATTTGGGTAAAACACCGGTGGCAATTGTCTGCCCAGAGTGTGATGATATTGCGGAGAGTACATTCTACCCATCTTTCAATAGACCACAGTTGATATTGGTACTGACCAAAATTATTTATGAGTTTTATCGCCCTGATATTTTAGATGCCACAAACATGCGGCAATTAGACGAAGGGGAACTGCTTATACGCAAGAGAACAGAAGCAAGGTCCGTCACTCACGCAATGTACCAAGAATACATTGAAGCTTTAAATGGTTGGAAAGGACCTTTTGATTATGCAACCTACAAAAGTATTGAAATCCAGATAATGTCCCTGAGTATTTTTAAAGAAAAACACAAAAACAAAAGACTGGCTAAAAAGTTCAATACAAAAGCCAGTGATAAATAAGAAATTTTAAAAAAAGTTTTTAGCCCTAAGTTGTTATAAATTAATGACTTAGGGTTTTTCATATTAGTTTGTATTAAAATATATTAATTTATACTTGCATCAGTTAAGGCTTTTTGATAAATTGAAGACAGATCAAAGAAAAGAACTTAACAAAAAGGAATAAGAAAATGAAAAAGAAAACAACACTTATCACATTAACAGCCAGAGGTAAAAACGCCGTTGCCAAAGTCAAGCACCTACACAACAATATGGGTAAATCTCTTGACGCAATAGTATTTGCAGGCGTGTCAACATGCGTAATTGAATATGCTTTATGCACCCCGTCCGCCGATACCTACAAGTCGTTAATTAAATACGGTTACGCTCACAAATCATAACAACGCAAACGCCTCTCGATGCGGGGTTTTTATCAACACATTATGGCATTTAAAATTTTATCATTGGAAAAGATTATGAAAAGAAAATATGAGATTTATCACGAAGATTTTAATGTTTTGTATCAGACAACGGCAGAACTTGAATGTATAATTACAAGTGGCTGTACTTTAAATGGAATTAGCATATATGTTGAGGATATACATGCTGCAATTACTGAATGGTGTATAAGAATGAAAACCAAGCGAGGTCGTAAAATTTTATAAAGTTTATTTAAACTGGAATTAGATTTTTTGAAAAAATTGTTTAAAAAATATTTCAGAAAACAGTTATTAATAACAGTAACAAAAAAGGAAAAGGAATTATGACAGATATACAGAAACAGATATTTGATTATCTAAATAATAAAGGCTCGGAGGGTACATTGCCTAAAGAAGTAGCCAAGGAAGTATTTGGTAAATCTGATTCATCCTCTACTGGCAAGCACCTCAGAAAAATGGTGATTGCTGGTCATTTGGAAAAATTGAACACCGGAGAATATCGGGCGAAAGCTGAAGAAAAGAAAGAAGATCCCAAACCTGTAGCTGAGAAAGCCCCAGAACAGAAGAAACCGACGCGTGCTGAGATCAAGGAAGCACGCAAAGCAAGATTGGCAGAGAAAGCAGAGAAGAAAGAAGCAGACGCACCAGCAGTCTCTCCCTCTTCTAAAATCACTACCCCCACACTCACAGAAAAGAAAGATGTTCCAAATCTTTTCGACTTTGAGATTGAAGTTCATCCAATCTACACAAAAGAGGGAACACCAATTCCTGATTTTAAACAGATTACAGATGGGGAACTATCTCTGAATGTCTGCCGTAAAACTTATACTCCAATGTATAATAAAGATTTCTCCATGCTTGCAGATGATCTGGCAGAGATCCTTGGTAAAGAAGTAGCGGAAGCCAAAAGCTTCATGGACAATAAACGCCAAC